ATTACCACTTAGAAATCAAACTGTTTTTATTCAAAAGTTGGGTAGCGAATACATTTATACTCAGATTTCAAAAGGATTATCACCAAACACATCTAACGCTGAAAACTTAATATCAAGTTTATTTCCAGCTACTCAAGAAACTGATGCTGGAAATAAATCAAAAAATTATTCTAGAATAAGTAGTACTGGAATCACTAGGTCAAATACAAATAGTGTAAATGATTTTGATGGTTTTGGTGATTACTTTGGTGTTGAAGAAGGTATTCATAAACTTAAATTATATGAAGGTGATACTTTATTCCAAGGTAGATTTGGACAATCAATTAGACTTAGTGGGTATAATAATGCTGATAACGAATTTTCTCCTTCTTTAATTTTAAGAAATGGAGAATCTCCAGAAAATAGACAAAAGGAAGATGGTGTATTGGTGGAGGAAGATGTTAATAGTGATGGTAATATTATATTCTTAGGTGGAGGAAATGCTTTATTAGAATACAAACTACCAGTAGAAAACAAAAAAGAATCTTTTTTCGATTATCCAAATGAATTAAGAGGTAATCAGATATTGTTAAATTCTGATAGGATTATACTTTCAGCAAAATCATCTCAAATGATATTAGCTAGTAAAGGTGATATTGGTATGATAACCGATGGTCAGTTTTCATTAGATAGTAATAGAGGAATGAACCTAACAGTTAATGACCACATATTTATCGATACTAAAAACAGAGACTTTAATATTGATATTGGTAATGGTACAATAGCATTAGGAACGGATGGTACATTGGAAGCAGCTGCTAAAGGTGAAACATTAGTTAAATTGTTGGGTGAGATGATAGATTTAATAGCACAACAAATATACTTAACACCAGCTGGTCCATCATCACCCGGCCCAACCAATGTAGCACAATTTACAACATTAAAAAGTAAACTAAATACATTGTTAAGTAATAATGTTCAATTAAAATAATATGGCAATAAACGATGATTTAAAAGGAAGATTGGGTTCAGTAAAAGATACCGCTGGTGGTATTACTGATACAGCTACTGGTGCCGTAAGTGGAGTAGCTGGTGCCGTTGGTAGTGCGGTTGGTAACGTATCTAATATAACTGGGCAAGTTGGAGATATAGCAAATTCAATACCTACTGAATTGCCCGAACTACCTGAGATACCTAAAGTAGAGATACCTGAACCACCAAAGCTACCTAAAATCAGATTACCTAAATTACCACCTCTTCCAAAATTTAGAAAAAAGAAATTAGAAGAAAATCCAAAAAGAAAGAAAGGATTACCAAAAATTCCACCTATTCCAGAAATACCATCGGTATCATTACCTCCAATACCAGAAGTACCAGACGTAGCTGGTGCAGTTGGTGGTGTAGTAAGTGGTGTAACCGATACAGTTGGTGGGGTGGTTAGTGGAGCTACTAATGCAGTTGGTGGAGTAGTAAGCGGAGCTACTAATGCAGTTGGTAACGTTACTAATAAACTTACATAAAATGTCTTGGGGATTATTCAAAAGAAACATACTAAGAAAAACAAATCCAAACTATAACACTTTAGATGTAAATAAAGTTGCAAAGATTTGGGCTGATGAATATGATGCGGCTGCAAAGCGTGGTAGAGATTTACTAAATCAAGAATCAATCAATAGAGGTAATAAACAAATAATGGAAACTCTTTTTAGAGTAGCATTATTAAAAGGATTAGCAACTCCACCTGGTCAAAACTTTTCTTTGGTAAATGAATTTGGAAATGGTGTAAAAGCATATTGGGCTGGTGCTCAAATGAATCCATTCCCAATTCCACTTATTCCAGCGCCAGGTACAATTCAAAATATAGCAGTTAATTCAAATATAGTTAGTAATGTTGGTACTTGGCCGATGTATCCACCAATTAGACCAGCTCAACGGCAGGAAATAATGGTTAATATGTTTGTACTTGCAGCTATTGTACATTTATTTTCAATAGGTGGATTTATACAAACAACATCGTTATATCCATCGGCGCCATCACCAATACCAGCACCAGCGGTAATAGCTTGGACAGCATATCTAATTCCACCAGCTATTCCTATTCCAAATATAAACTTCCCATCTGCAGATGGTAGTGAACCAGCTATAATTCAACAACCAGATGATGAACCTATATCTCAGTTAGGACCTACTCAAGAATATGAAGAAGAGGAATTAGAACAAACTGATATATTAAGTGGTGATACATCATTACAAAACGTTATTGATACAACAATACCAGAGGATGTATTGGATGATGAATTAGAAAATATTTTACCTGATTTCATATCACAATTAGAAATGGGTGGAACAAAGTGTGAATAAAAATCAAAAAACAATAAAACAAATATTTATATAGAAAGGAAAACATTTTATACAATGGACACTGACAAATTAGTAAAAGCAATACAAATTATAGTTAAGGAGGAAATCAAAGTGATTCTTCCTAAACTCGTTAAAGAGGGTGTTAAGAAAGAAATGGCTAAGTTATTGAAAGAAAACAAAAAACTTAAAGAAGCTGTTACACCAAAAGAACCAACATTTATGGATAAAAATGTAGTGGAGGAACCAGTTCAACCACAAAAAACATTTAGTAAGAATCCAGCAATAAATGAGGTATTGGCACAAACACAACCTTTTAACTCACAACAAAGACAAGCAACTGGTGGTGAAGATTATAGAACTATGAACTTTAACACTAGTGATACACATACATTGGGTGCACAAAGTATCCAACAAAATATGGGTTACAATCAACCAGTTCAAACTGGAAATGCTGGAATGGATAAATTGTTAAATAAAGATTATAGACAATTATTACAAGCAGTAGAAAAGAAGAAAGGTCCTTGGAGACCGGGAATGTAATATAAATTATGGCAGTTGAGTTAGGAAGAAAGATTGTAAAGGATACCAAAGAGTTTGCAAATTATGCAATTGGTGTTACCTTACCATTAACATTTGGTGAGAATACATTCGAGCAAGCATTTCTAACCAAAGACCAAGTTAAATCAAATATTAAAAATCTTCTACTTACTAAAAAGGGGGAACGTATTATACAACCCGAATTTGGTAGTGGGTTACAATCATTATTGTTTGAACAAAACGTAGATGATTTAGAAGGTAGAATAGAAGATACTATAAACGAAAGTTTAGAACAATGGTTACCTTATGTTACGGCAGACGAGATTGATATTGAATCAACTGATGAATTGAGAGATAACAATAAATTAAATGTTTCAATTAAATTCAGAATAGGAGAGGATATTAATTTAGAAACTCTAACATTTACAGTACAGGGATAATAAGATATGGCAATAACAAAAACATCAAAGAACTTTAAAAATAAGGGTAAAGATATAAAGTACCTTAATAAAGATTTTTCTCAATTTAGAGGAAATCTAATTGAGTTTGCTAAAACTTATTTCCCACAAACATATTCAGATTTTAATGAATCATCACCGGGTATGATGTTCATAGAAATGGCATCGTATGTAGGTGATTCACTTTCATATTATGTAGATGATACCTTAAAGGAATCATTAATGACTCATGCTGATGATATTGAGAATGTGATAGCACTTTCACAATATTTAGGGTATAAACCGAAGGTAACCTCACCTGCGGTAACAACTCTTTCAGTTTATCAATTAGTTCCTTCAATAGGAAGTGGTGCAGATAATACTTATGATGAAACATATCTTTTAAGAATAAAAGAGGGAATGAGAGTTGAATCCTCTAATGGTGTACAATTTGTTACACAAGATGTAGTAGATTTTAATGATGAATTGGATAGAGAAATTTCTATATATCAAAGAGATGGTGTAAGTGGTGAAGTAACATTTTATTTAATAAAAAAATTAGTACAAGCTATTTCAGCAGAGGTAAAGACTGAAGAAGTAACATTTGGGGCATATGAAGAATTTCAAAGTATAGATTTAGGAGATACGAATGTTATTGATATCTATGATGTAAGGGATTCAAACGGAAATAAATTCTATGAAGTACCCTACTTAGCTCAAGAGTTAGTATTTGTTGATTATCCAAATACTGAAAATAATGATCCTGATTTATTTCAATTTAAATCAACAACTCCATATATTTTAAATACACTTAAAACATCTCGTAGATTTGTTAAACAAGTAAATCCAAATAGTACAACAACTATTCAGTTTGGAGCAGGAGACCCAACAGTTAGTGAAGAAACAATTATTCCTTCATTTAAAAATGTTGGATTAGGATTACCTAATTCTATTTCTAAATTAGAAGAATCATTTGACCCAACAAACTTTTTGAAAACTAAAACATATGGAACATCTCCATCTAATACAACTATGACTGTAAAGTATTTAGTTGGTGGTGGTGTAGAATCAAATGTAAAAAAAGGTACGATTACTCAAATCAATGGAGCTGAATATGAAGAAGATTTAACAAAATTTACATCAACTCAATTAGGTTTATACAATGCAGCTAAATCTTCAATAGCAGTAGATAATGAAGTTCCTGCAACTGGTGGTAAGGGTGGTGATACGATGGAAGAGATTAGACAAAATGCTTTGGCTAACTTTGGTTCACAAAATAGAGCAGTAACTGCTAAGGATTATCAAGTAAGAGCATTATCGATGCCAACTAAGTTTGGTTCGATTGCAAAAGCATACGCTACGGCAGATGGTACATTGGATAACAATTCACCATCTTCTATTTTAGCTTCACCTAACGTTCTTAATGAGTTTACTGATTTGGTAGAATCATTTGTAAACAAACCCGAAGAGGAGGAACCAGATAGAAAAGCAATTAAAGATGAACTTCAAAAATTCTTATTAGGAAAAACTTCTAATGAGAATGAAAAGAATAATCCGTTTGCTATTAATCTTTATTTATTAGGATATGATTCTGATAAAAAATTATCACTCCTTAATAGAGCAATAAAAGAAAATTTAAAAACATATCTTTCAGAATACAAAATTCTAACTGATGGTATAAACATCAATGATGGGTTTATTATTAATATCGGACTTGAGTTTGAAATAATTACTCTAAAAAATTACAATAAGAGTGAAGTATTATCCGATTGTATATCTGAATTAAAAGAATATTTTAATGTTGATAACTTTACATTTAATAATACTATTAATATTTCTGAATTGGAATTAATTATAGCAAATGTTGATGGAGTTAGTTCAGTACCAAAATTAAAAATTATAAATAAGTGTGGTGGGCAATATGCAAACAACTCATACAATATAGAAGCGGCGATTAAAGATAAGATTTTATATCCATCTTTAGACCCATCGGTTTTCGAAATTAAATTTCCAGATTCGGATATAAAAGGGAGGGCAAGATAATGGCATACTATTTTTTAACAGCATCAAAAGATGCATCGGTGTACTTACAACAACCCGACCAAAACGCTGGTTTAGATGAGGTATTAGAGGTTAGTAAGGTTTACTATGGTAATATCAAAGATGTATCCAGAGCACTTCTTAAATTCGATGTAACGAACTTCTCATCATCACTATCAGCTGGTAGTGTAGGTTTTGAAGAAGCAAAACTTATAATGAAAGAAACTGAATCTGAAGAAATACCTTTAGAGTTCAATATTGATATTCATCCAATATCTCAAAGTTGGGAAATGGGTAAAGGTACTCGATTTGATGAAATAGAAACCGCTGGTGTAACTTGGAATTATAGAGAAGGTGATTCATCACTTAGATGGGTAAACAACATTGTAGGTGGAATTCCAGTATTTGCTACAAATTCAACTGGTTCATTTGCTGGTAAGGGTGGAGTTTGGTATTCTAACCTTAGTGGTTCCCAAAACTTTGTTTATAAAACAGAAGATATCAAAGCAGATATTACTACAATTTTTCAAAGTTGGTTAAGTGGTTCAATCCAAAACGAAGGATTGATAGTTAAACACAAAAACTCCATTGAAGAAGATTCAAATGATTATGGTATTTTAAAATTCTTTAGTAAAGAAACAAATACAATACATCAGCCAAAAGTTAGAATAGGTTGGGATGATGTAACATTTTCAACAGGTTCATTAACTGAATTAACATCAGAAGAAATAAAAGTTGGAATTAGGAATTTCAAAAAAGAATACAAAGTAAATACAACCCCTAAGTTGAGAGTAGTTGGTAGAGATTTATATCCAACAAAAACATTTTCATCTACGGCACAATATGGTATAAGTAAATTCTTACCAACAACATCATATTACCAAATATGTGATTATCATTCTGGTGAAGTGGTTGTTCCATTTAGTAATTATACAAAATTAAGTTGTGATTCTGATGGTAACTATTTCAATTTGAATTTATCCAATTGGGAAGTTGATAGAGTGTACAATATAGAATTTAAAATTACTATTGGTGGAGTTGATTATTTCTTTGATAATGATTACACATTTAGTTTAATTTCATAAAACGAATGAAAAACAGCGGATTAAAAAACGAAGCACAAGTTGCAAAAATCTTTGTTAGTGGTTCAGATGCTATACAAGCACCTAACCAAAACGGGATACGTCTTTTTCAAGAATCCGATTTATCTGATGGTATTATTAGTGGTAAATTAATAAGACCTAAATATAACACAAAGGAGTTAAAGAAATCAATTGATACTGATATATTTGAACTCTTACCAAATTTAGCACCTGATTTACCTGATACAGTTCTTCGTTCAACATATAATGAGGCATTAGCTAGAATTGATGATTTAACAAAACAATTAGAACAAGCTAATCTTACAATCAATGATTTAAATAGTATCATAGCTGAATTGGAAAGTATAGTAGAAGTACTAAGAATTGAAGTTGATAATGAAAAGTTAAAAGCTGATATAGCTAGAGAACAATCTGATATAGCAAATGTACAAATCGGTGAAACAACAATTGATTTACAAAACGCAATTCAGAACTCAATTAATGAAGCAATTCAAAGAGTATCATTAACTGCTAGAGTTGAAGCATTGTTACAAGAGAACGAATCATTAAGAGAACAATTATTTGGATTATCTGCTAAAACTGGTGAAGGTGCTAAGAGTGGTGCTAACAATGGATTTACTGTTAAGGTAAATAATGGTAATGGGGATGCATCTCAACAAACTGAAGATTTATATGCTAAGTGTAGTGCTAAAGATGCTGGTAGTCGTGATATGACTGTTACATTAGAAGTAAGTAATATTACTACTGATAACAAAATAACTAATGTTGCATTTGAATTTGATGGAGAACCAAAATGGTTTAAAGTTAAATCAGGACCAACATCAATAGATACGGAAAGTTCAGCAACATATGAAACTGAATTTGATAATAAAGTAATTGGTACATCTAAGAAAAAAGGATTAAAACCAAGAAGAAGAACAATTGGTTGGAGAGGAAAAGCTACAAACTATAAAGGATTGGCATTGATTGTTAAAGTTACATTTGCTGATGGTTCGACTGATGAAGTAAAACTTACAACTAATTTAAGAAAAAATAGAGGTTAATAATGGCAATTAAAACATTTAAAGAAATAATAGATAATAAAGGGTATCGAATTTCTACTAAAGATAGAGAGATTTTCGAAGAAGGAACCCTACAATCATTCTTTGGATTTTCCGATTCAGATATGATTGAGTTTATTGTTTATGATGCCAATGATAATCAATTACCTCAAGGTGATGATGGTAAGTTAGTTAGATATGTACCATTAAATTCACAAAATATAAAAGATTATTTTTTAATAGCAGATGGTACTAAACTTCAAGCGTTTCAATTTCCAAATGAATATTTTATTGATGCGGAAAGATTGATTAGAGAAGCTGGGTATAACAATGGTATTTTTAAAACTGAAATTACACTTCTTAACAAAAGAGTTGGGTATGATAATCCAAATGAGAAATTATGGATTCAAGAAATATCACCATCAAGAACTGAAGTAAGATTATTACCAATTAAAAATGAAGTATCTAAAAAAACTGATTTATTAGCTAGATATAACGTATTACAAAAGGGTGGTAACTTTAGAGATGATGTTATTCCATATGTTGCTAATTTTGTAGAAATGGTAAAACCTGAAGAGGTTAGTTTCTTTATCAAAAAAACATATACTGAAAAATGGTACAACAATTTTGTATCGGAATTTGGTATAGGTGGATTTGAAACATTGGTAACTAAAATATATAACGATTTTAGAAAAGCAGTTTATAATGAATTTTCAAATAGAGAATCATCGATTACAAATGTAAACTATGGTAAACCAAAAAAGACTAAGCCATCATTACAATTCTCAAAAGAAGATGTTTACAAAGTATCTCAGAGAATCATTGTAGAGTTGGTTGAATTGTATCTACCTAAGAGAGCTATTCAAACCGAAACTGTAATTGATAGAGAGTTTGATGCTAGTATAGATAAAGTAAGTACAGTAATTCAAAGTAGAGAATCGGATGTTATAATTAACGCTAAGGTTCCTCAAGTAACTGTAACAAAAGAAAAACCAAAAGTTGAAGAAGAGAAAAAGAAATTAGATATAGCAATTAAAAAAGAAGTTCCAATAGAACTTCCTATTCCTGATTTCAAATTACCAAACCCAATTAAGAGTGTAAAGAAAGATAGATTTATAAATATATTTAGAAATAAAGATATTTCAAGATTACCATTAGAAGATTATACTAAACAAAAACCAAGAACACTATAACAATGCCAGTAAAAGTAAAAGGATTTGACGAGCAAGAGGGATATGATAACCAAAATCAAAATGAAAATTTTGGTGGTGGTGGTATTCCTGGTGGTGAAGATGTTTTCATTGATGCTGGAGGCGGCGGAGGTGGTGGTGGTTCATCCTCTGGTGGAAGTGTAGCAACCCCAACTACAACTAATACTTTTGTTTTTACAATAACATCAAACGAAAGTGGATTTACAACTTCGGTAAATAATGTTCCTGTTCCTACAAATAAAAGTGTTAGGATATCAAGAGAATCATTAGCAACTGAAGATAAACTTATAAAAATAGCTAAGACGGGATATAAGTGTGATGAGTATTATATAGTTACAATGGTAGATGATGATTTACCACTTATAAAAAACATAAAAGTTAGTGATACACCATTGGGAATATCTACTAAAGATATTGTACTTAGAAAATTTGTAAATGGTGAAGAACAACTTCCAGTATCTATTAAAAATACAACATCAAGTACTTTATCATTTAACCTAACAATAGGTGAAGTTGGTGTAGGAACTGAAAAAAATAAAATCAAATTCTTAATAGGTGATGTTGAAGGAGCACCTGTTAGTGTTGTTAAAAACTCAAAATCTTCAGCAGAATTTTTTCCAACAACGGGAGAATCTGAGTATGAAGATGTAAAAGGTACAAAATATTTAATAAGGTCAGCTGATACTACTCTATATAGAATTAGTGGTATGGTAATAACTAATGATAGTAATCAGCCAAAAGTATTAGAGGCAAATTCGGGTGAAACATTAGAAACAACTATAACTTTAAATTCTGATTACGAAATATCTATTTCTTTAGAGAAAGTTCCTGTACCTGATGATGAATTAGACCCACAAATATCTTTAGTAAAAACTGACCCAAGAAAGTATAACATAAATGAAAAATCTGGTGTTCCATTACTTATACAAAAGAATGAAGATGTACAAGCTATAACAATCATCGTTGGTGATGATATCTTAGAGTTTGATGAATTGGATGATTCGGATATTATTGGTATAACAATACCACATAGAGTATTTAATAAAATAGGACAATATAATATAAAACTATTCCCATTCTCATTTGATGATTATGAAAATCAAGTTAGAGAAGAAGAGGAACCTATTACAATAACACCAAAAGTAGTTACACCAAAATTTGTAGGTATTGAAAAGGAAACACCATCTGACCCAAAACCTATAAATAATCCATACAATCCACCAAGAGGTGGTGGAGGTGGTGGTTCTGGTGGAGGACAAGAACAATTTATTTCTGAAGAACAATTTGGAATTGATAGAGGATTTGGTTCGGGAAATGGTGGTGAACAACCTCGTAGACCTAATACAAATTTAAATTACTTTTAAGATATGGCTAGAAGAAGAAGAGGTATATTTGGAAGAAGGAGAAAGAATAGATATGGGAAAGGTTCCCGTAAAAATTCTAGCAATACTTCTAGCAATCCGCTAGTCAGAAGAGGTCCGTTTGGGAGAAGAAGAAGAAAGAATCCTCCTACAAATGTACCTCAAAAGAAAGGTGGAATTTTCCGTAAACTTAGAGAAAGAAGAAAAGCTCGTAGGGCTGGTAGAATTATGGGAACATTTGGATTGGATATTACCAACCCAATAAATAATCAAACTAACCCCAAATTATCAGTAAACGAATTAGGATTAAAATCTAATTTACCCCAAGTATCTTTATCAGATAGACCTAAAAATTTAAATGAGGTTGAATTACAAAAAGATATTGTAACTAAATTAGATGAAGGAACTCAAGATACGGAAACTGTGGATATTTTGGATAGAGGTATTGATTTAGTAATTAATGTTGTTGATGAGGTATCAGTAACAACTCCTGATATTAGAAGTATAGAATATCCCAAAGTAGTTAGAGGTGCTGATTTTGTGGGGTATGATGTTGATTTCATAATTAAATGGGATTCAATACATGCAAACTATGTAAAATTATTTGTAGGTAATTCTACTGATTTTGTACAATTAGCAGTAAAGGGAACACAATCATTCAACGTAAAAGATTTAATTGAAAGATATAATGTTGAAGTATTTGAAGATGGTGATAAAGTAAAAATACCACTAAAATTAATTCCGATAAATGAAGAAGGTAAAGAAGTCGTTGAGGGATTAACTGAAGAAGTACCAATCTTATTTGATAAAGGTGATTTAAATATACCAAGACAATTAGCAATTAATAGATTTGCAGAAGGGTTCATATCTCAGTTTTCAAATTGTGAATTCGATGAATCAAATTATTTAACCCACTTATTACATTTGGGTGATGGTGATAACAAAGTAATTACAACTTGGTTAGGTAGTGAAGATAGTTTAATTTTAAAACTATATGAACCATTACCAGCAGCTGTAACAACAAATCAAAAGGTTTGGATTACAAAGATTCAATCTAAGCCAATTATCGATACTATAAACTTAGTAGGTGATGGTGCAGATTATTGCCCACCACTACAAGGACCTAACTTTACATTAGAAGTTGATAGTGGAATAGGTTATCAAATGTATGATGATTTATTAGCTAGTGGTTCTACTACTAATACTGATTTAATCAGAAAGTATGTAACTAAGGTTGGTATAGATACTGAAAAGTTAAACATACAATATGCAACTGGTTCTAATTTTGATTTCGATAACTTTGTACACTTTGGTTCCGCTGAAGAAAGGATTAAAAACTTTTGGTATAAAGTAGAATTATTAGAATCATATCAAGACAAATATACTGAGTTAACAAATACTGAAATAGAATTAGGTTATGTGTTAGCAGAAGGTGTTGGGCAAGATGGGTACGTTATTATTGCTGAAAATGATGATAATTTACAATTAGATGGTACAACTTTAACGGCTGTAACTGCAATTCAATCACAAAAGCAATTAGATAACATTAATAACTTAATTGGTACATTTGATGGATTTGAATATTACTTATATACATCAACATCTGATATTGCTTATCCAAAAACAGGTGGAAGTATTAGACGTTCAACTGATTCACTATCATTAGCTTGGTATAATTCAGCAGTAACCGATGCTTCTTTATTCGATAAAAACAATGTAGATTATCTAAATAACAATCTTCCAGAGTTTATTAAGGAAGATTATCAAAACGAAGATTTCTTATTGTTTATGGATATGTTAGGACATCACTTTGATGTTATATGGGTTTATATCAATGGATTAAACAATTTAAGAAAACCAGAACATAAATCTGATTTAGGATTCTCAAATGATTTAGTTTATTCATTATTAGAATCGTTAGGTTGGGAAGGTAAGAAAGCATATGATTCTCAACACTTATGGGAATATGCATTAGGACAATATAAAGATGGTACACAAAAATACCAACAATCACTTAAATCAGCAAATGAAGAAATTTGGAGAAGGGTTATAAACAACCTACCTTACTTATTAAAACACAAAGGTACTTCTCGTTCTTTAAAAGCAGTAATGGCTTGTTATGGTGTTCCACAATCACTCCTTACAATTATGGAGTTTGGAGGACCAACTGACCCAACTGATGGTGGTACTCAACCATTTACTTTTGAGGATAGAACATCTGCATTGGTATTTGCTGGTTCACAAAATATTACACTTCCTTGGAAAGAATCTACCTTAAATGGTGGTGGTGATTCTATTGAAACAATAGAAATGAATGTTAGATTAGATGAATCAGAAAACACAAATTTGGTTCATGGTATATCATCTGGAATAAAATATTTTGAATTAGAAGCAGTACAAACTACTGGTTCATTTGGTAAAATTAAATTCTCAGTATCAGCTAGTAGTGATGTTTATTCATTAGAAACAGCTGAGAGAAGTTTATTTGATAACAAATACAAAACAATAGCTGTAACGAAGGATACTAACAATTCTACATCATCTATTAACTTATACCTAAAAGAATCAGTAAACGATAGATTATTGATTGATTTGGGAACATCTCTAACAATTGAAGAAGATTTATTATGGGATACTTCTGATGATTTATTGGTAGCTAGTGAATCCAAAATAACTTTAGATGAGTTCAGAATTTGGAAAGATTCATTAGATAATAATATTATCAAAACACACGCTAAACAACCTGATTCAATTGCAGGTAATAACTATACTGCATCTTCTGAAGATATGTTGGTTAGATTTGATTTTGAATATCCTCAAAATAGGTTTGAATCATCATCTATTTTAAATGTTGCTATTAGTAATGAATATTCATTACCAACGGCATCATTAAATAACTTCTCAAATGAAACTACATATCCGTATAATCACGAAGTATATGAAAGAAGTGTAACTGCACAAGTTCCTTCTTTAGGATTTAATTCAGCAGATAAAATTAGATTTGAATCTCAAACATTAGTTAGTGATTTATCACATAAAGTTAGAGCAACTAAAAAATCATTAGATAGAGCACCAATTGATTCATCTCGATTAGGATTGTTCTTCTCTCCAATGAAAGAGTTGAATATGGATATCATCAAATCATTTGGTAACTTCAATATAGATAATTACATTGGAGCACCTGCTGATGAATACAAAGATGAATATACTGAATTAAAGCAAGTAAGAGATTATTACTTCCAAAGACTAAATAGAGATATCTACGAATATATCAGATTAATCAGATACATTGATAAATCTTTATTCGATGTATTGGAAGATTTAGTTCCTGCTAGAGCAAAGGTTTCTAAAGGTTTATTAATTGAACCACATTATTTAGAAAGAAGTAAAACTAAATGGAAAAAAGCAACATCGGTAAGAGGTGATTACGATATGTTGGTTGATGCCGAAGGAGATATCGAAATAAGTGGAGATAACAATCAATTCAATACAACCTTAGATGCTGAATCAGATGTAAACCTTTCACATCAATATGATAATTACGATGCAATTATTAATGAAGAGGATGAAGTAGTATTAATATCTACCAATCCACAATATGATTCATCAATAGATGTAGATGAGGATACAAACTTAGTTGGTAACTATCCAACTTATCTTAGTGAAATAATTGTACCTGATGGTTCTAAAGCAGAGGCATTGGTTGAGGGTGATTCATTCCAACAAGTTGGTATGGACCCGAATTCATTAGCAAATGCTGGATTTGGGTTATACGCACCAATAGCTGGAACTGGTTCATTGGATACGATTGATATTAAAGGAAATGTAACTTCTTCAAGAAAGTTAATATTTAAAACTAAAGAAGAGTACATAGAAAGAATTAGTGTTCAAACCAAAGGATATCCTGCAACTTCAAATAACGAACAAGTTGAATATGAATTGCAAGATGTAACTAAAACAAGAAGTAAAGTTACAATACTTCCTATTGGTTCAACACCACCATCGGTTGGGAATGAGATAACTGAAGTTATTCCATTAAATGGATACTTTCCAACTCATTATAGATACAAAAATAACTTATCACAAGGATTAAGAAATTCATTCTTTGAAGGTTCAAAACAATCAGCTGATACAACCCCAGATGGGTTATCACCAGTTGAAACATTTACTACGAATCCAAACATTTTAAGAGTTGCGGATACTGGTAGAGGAAGTGGAGAACCAATTCTTGAGGTAGATTAATTAAATTTTAAAATAGTTATATTTATTAGTACATAATAAACAAAAGGGCAAATTAAAAAAAATTATGGGATATTTAGACAATACATCAATTACAGTCGATGCTATTCTAACCAAAAAAGGTAGACAGAAGTTGGCATCGGGTCAATCCCTCAACATTTCCAAGTTCGCATTGGGTGATGATGAGATTGATTACACATTGTATGAGCCAGCGCACCCAAAGGGTTCAGCGTATTATGACTCAGCAATTAAGGCGATTCCAATTATGGAAGCTAGTCCAGACGAAACACAAGTATTAAGATACAAGTTAGTTACATTACCAAAAGGTACAACTCAGATTCCAGTTGTAGCATTAGGTATTTCTTCAGTAGGAGTTTATCAAGATGAGGGGCAAGTTGCTCTTTCACCTACAACTTCACCGCAGGGAAATACAAATGCTGGATACACTGTTGTATTAGCAGACCAGAGAGCTGGTACATTAGCAGTAACGCAAGGAGCAACAGCAGCCGGTTCGGTTCCTGTTTTCTTAGGAGAAGAAATTACAACTACGGCACAAGTTGTTAGTGGTTTAGGATTCTCATTTACTCCTAACCCAGCGTTAACATCTAATGTTTCTACTACTATAACTGTATATGGAAATGAAACGGGTGGTTCACAAACCATTCCTGTAACTGTAACTTATAGAAGTAACAATTAATAAAGGATATTAGATATGGCAATTATAAACGACCCAAATATAACCTCCCAACTGCAAGATTTAGCAGCAGGGGGAACAATCGACAGTAGTGATGTTGTAGCCCTTTTAAACTCAGCACTTCCTGCAGGACAACAAATTTCATCAACAACCGGAGTATCATCTGGTATCTATAAAAGATTTGGTGAATTTGATAAAGTAAATGCAAAAGTAGAAGTAGTAACAACTGGTTTATGGACTGGTGATACTGGTTCTTTAACTGCGGCATTCACTTCATCAACTCAAGTAGCAGCTGCTAGTGGTGATTATTATTATAATGTGTATAACGCTGACCCAGCAACTGATACTTCAGCAGAAGTACAATTCGGTGTAGCGTATGGACACGTTAATGGAAGTGGTTCAGTATCATTAGCAAATTCAGATGATGCACTACTTGCTTCAAAAGCAACTTACGCTCAGTACAAATCGGTTCTTTTAGACCCAACTGATAATAAGTTCTCTTTTGAAAATGGAGCTGGTGTAGCAACTGATTCAAATGATATTTACGCTATTAACATTAATAGAAGTAGATATAGAGAAAAAATGGATCCGGGTAACTGGTCATTAACTCTTACTGGTACTGGAGGTACACATACTTTCATTGATGATAGTGGTAAGAAATTTGGAGATACTTTAGGAAAAGCTGGTAGAGTATTTAAAGTAGTAAGTGGTTCACTTAACTTAGGTACTGAAAACGCAGCAACTATTAATAGTACAACTTCATCTGGTGATGTAGGATTTGGATTATTCTATCCTGATAGAGGAATTATAGTTCTTTCTCCAGCAGCATTAGAAGATACAGTTGGTAATGTAGGTGTAAACGGAGCAAACGTTTCACTTGCTGGTTCACTATCAGTTGCAGCTGAGCAAGAAAATCATAAAATCTTAGTTAACGCAATTAATGTAGGTGGTGATTTCCAAGCAAGAAGAACTGAGAATGTATCTACACAACACTTCTTCGTAAGAGCAACGAATAGAGAATTTAACTACTCAAACAATCCAACGTATGTAAATGCTAACGGAACGTTTGCAGAAACATCTTTTGAAACTGACCCTAAAGCTTATATTACAACGGTTGGTTTATTGAATGATGCAAATGAATTGATTGCAGTAGCAAAAACTTCACAACCTATTGAAAAATCATTTGATAAGGAAGTTCTAATTAAAGTTAAACTTTCATTCTAATCAAATAGAATTATATTTATAAGAACCCCACTAAATGTGGGGTTTTTTGTTTCTTAATATTTATATAAAAGTATTTCTGTATGCTAAAAGAAATTCCAAAATCGGATATTGTAGTAAGACCTTTCAAAGTTTATAAAGAATGGACTTTGGATGAGGATGATATTACACCATTATATGGTACGAATCAAACGGACTTGTATGATGCGAATACTGATGTAAAAAATTCAAATGGAATATCTAAAAGAACTTTATACGATTCTGTAAAAGCTCAATTCTATCTAAATCCAGCTACATCATCTATTTTAACTGAAGTTGGAAAGAGAGAATCATATGCATCAACTGATGAGAGAGTTATTGGTGATACAATTGGAGTACTATCTATTCCACAACAATATTATGGTGAGGGAGTTAAGATAGGTTCATTACAAGTTGAATATGGTTCTATAACATTAACTGATGATACCAACTCTAACTTAATTGATTCAGCATCTAATGTAAAGGGAAATATTTTTTACGATAGAGGATTAATAGTTTTAACTGATGGTATTACCGATGGTTCAACTTTATCTTCATTTGATATTTCATATCGTTCTACAATGACTATTTACGAAAATGAAATATTCTTATCGGTAAATGAAAACGAATTTAATGTATCACAAAATCCAACAGCAGTATATGAAGTTGGTGGTACAAAAAGAAGAATAAGTATTACAAAGCCAGGTAGTAGATTAATAGACCAACAATATGTTTCTCAATCAATTTATCAACCGGGTTCAAAATATATAAAAGATAAATCACATCCAATTATATCATCAATTGATGGTGTAAGTGGTGGAAGTTTTGATGATTACCAAACAAGTGGTTCAATTGACCAAACAGGTTCTTATTTAGCACCATTTATTACAACAATAGGTTTATACGATAATGATAATAATATGGTAGGTGTAGCAAAGTTACCTCAACCAATTAAATCATTACCCGATTATCCAGTGAACTTCATAGTTCGTTTTGATACATAGGGTTATATTTATAATATATAAAGGAACACAATTATGACTTTAGAAGAAAGATTAAAAAATAACGCACCTGCTCAATCAAAAGCAAACCTTAAAGGTGGTGATAAAACTAAAATTGAAGCTGATGGTGGTTTAGATTTATCTAAAAACGAAGCTAAGATAAAGCAAGCTAGAGGTGGTCAACTAAGAAGTAAACCTTACTCTGATACATTTAAATAAAATTTAATGCTAAATTGGTTATGGAATGGTAACGATGTTACCGAAGATGTTATACCTGAAAATGCCGTAGGATTTGTTTACAAAATAGAACATATTCCTTCTGGTAAATACTACATTGGTAAGAAATCCTTACAAAGTGTTCGTAATGTAAAAATCGGAAAAAGAGAACTACAACGTATCAGAGAAGAGCGAAAGTTAGCTGGTATAAGAGGTTCACTCCCTAAAAAGAAAAAAGTTAGAAAATCTTCTGACTGGCAGAAATACTACTCATCAAACGATTGGATTAAAGAACAAATCTCAGAAGGTAAAGAAGAGGAGTTTAAAAGAAGTGTATTACAATTCTGCTATTCAAAAAAATCATTATCTTATTATGAAGTACATTATCAATTTAAATATGATGTACTTTCGGATGATAACTGTCTAAATGGTAATATATTAGGAAAATTTTATAAAAAAGATTTGGATAATTAAATTATTATTTGTATATTAGTACCTAATTGTATATACACAAAAAATAATATTATGACTTTAGACCAAATAGCAAGTAAATATGGAGTAAATAGAAACTCCTTAAACGCAAAAGATGATGCTATAAAAATAGCAATCAAATCAATTCAAGACCTTGTAAAGGGTATGGAAAATAAAAAGGTTGATACCGAATTTATAGATGCAGTAAAAAAGTTAGGTAACTTTCTTTATGATGTTTCCGATTCTACTATTGGGTAGATAATTTGGATATATCAAATATTTTTCGTATATTTGTTTAAAATTTAATTTATGCTCTCCGCAAGAAATAAGTTAGTTGTTATAAACGTATTGGATTCTGCATTAGGTGTTGGTACATCAATGAAGGGAAATGAACAAGCACATCATTGTCCTTTTTGTCATCACCATAAGAAGAAACTACAAATAAATTTAGATTCACAATATTGGCATTGTTGGGTATGTGATTCTAAAGGTAGGAGTATTCAATCCTTACTTTATAAACTAAATGTTGATAAGAGTGAATTAGCAAGAATTCATTCTATATATGGTGAGTATAAACCAAAACGAAACGAAGTAGAAGTTGAAAAGATAGTTCTTAGACTTCCAAAAGAATTCAAAACACTTTCTAAAAAACCAAAGTCAATTAATCCAAGCTATAATCAAGCAATTCATTATCTCAAACAAAGAAGTATTTCTATGGATGAGGTTTTGAAATATAACATTGGTTATTGTGAGGAAGGATTATATAGTGGTAGAATAATTATTCCATCTTATAATGAAGATGGTGAATTAAATTATTTTATTGCTCGTTCTTTTTATGAAGATGAAAAGATGAAGTATAAGAATCCACCTGTTAGTAGGAATGTAATTGTATTTGATAATCAAATCGATTGGAAAGAACCTATTACATTAGTTGAAGGTGTTTTTGATTCATTCTCAGTAAAGAGAAATGTGATTCCTATTTTAGGAAAGTTTATACCCCGAAGTTTACAAGCTAAGATTAAAGAAAAGGGTGTAAAGGAAATCAACATATTGTTGGATTCCGATGCAGTAGATGATTCTACTAAGCATGCAAATTATTTTATCAAAAATGGTATTAAAGTAAAAAACATTATACCTGATGGGATGGATGCAGGTGATATGGGATTTGATAAAGTAAATGAATTATTAAAAGAAACCAAAGAAACTGGTTGGGATGATTTAATCCTAAGTAAACTAAATAATATATGAAGGTAGAAAAAATTTACCATTTAGCGGATTTACATATTCGTAATCTAAAAAGACATAAGGAATATAGAGAAGTATTCCAAAAATTCTTAAACAACGTAGATAAAGATAACATTGAGAATTCCGTTATTTATTTAGCTGGTGATATTGCACATGCAAAAACTGAAATGAGTCCTGAGTTAATCAGAGAAATCAGTTGGTTCTTAACTGAGTGTGCAAATAGAAAACATACATTCTTAATCACTGGTAATCACGATTGTAACTTAAATAATAATTATAGATTGGATGTACTTACTCCAATCGTAGAAAACTTAGAAAATGATAGAATCCATTATCTTAAAGACACTGGTGTGTATCCCTTCCATAATCTTACTTTTGTGGTTTATTCGATACTCGATGAAAAAGAGAATTGGCCAAAGGCGGAATTGGTAGATGGTGAGAATACTATTTGTTTATTCCACGGACCTGTAAACTTAGCACAAACTGATATAGGATATACTGTATCATCGAACTCTTTCACAACTGATATGTTTGAAGGATTTGATATGGTGATGTTAGGTGATATTCACAAAAGGCAAACATTAGGTTCACCAACCATTGCATATGCTGGTTCTATGATTCAACAAAACCACGGAGAATCATTAGATAAACATGGTTATTTATTATGGGATGTTGAAAGTAGAACATTCGAAGAGTTTGATTTACCAAACGATTATGGGTTCTATACATTGGATGTAAACAATGGTGTAGTTCCAACAGTTACTAATATGCCAAAGAAACCTAGATTAAGAGTTAGAGTTTCAAATACTGACCCATCTCAGATTAAAAAGGCATTAACAAAAATTAAAAAACAATATAAAGTACAGGAGTTCACTGTTACTCGAATGGATACCTTATCTAAACAAAAGACTGGTAACTTCGATGATAAGTTAGCTATTGGAAATGTGAGAGATGTTGAATTCCAAAATGAACTAATTAAAGATTATTTGGAAAGACAGTATTTGGCAGATGATGATACTATTGATAAGATTAAACAAATCAATAGACAAATCAACACAAAGTTGGTTGATGATGATGTAACACCGAATATACAATGGGTTCCTAAAGAATTTGAATTTTCTAATATGTTTTCGTATGGTGAGAACAATAAGATACGATTTGAAAACACTAATGGTATAGTAGGTATATTCGCTCCTAATGCTTCAGGTAAATCATCTTTATTCGATGCACTATCCTTTTGTATATTCGATAAGACAAGTAGAACCTATATAGCAAAGAACATTCTTAATAATAGAAAGAGTAACTTCTATTGTAAACTACATTTCCAAATAGAAGATGTAGATTACTTTATTGAGAGGAGAGCTAAACTAATTAACAAAGGGAGAAACCTAAAAGTAGATGTATCCTTTTGGAGAGAGGATGAGAGTGGTATCCATTCATTGAATGGAGAGCAGAGGAGGGATACCAACTCCATCATCCAACAATACTTAGGAACCTATGAAGATTTTGTATTAACTACACTTTCACTTCAAGGTAACAACTCTCTATTCATTGATAAATCACAAAGTGAAAGAAAAGAAATCCTTGCTCAATTTATGGGTGTGGATATCTTCGATAAACTTTACTCACATGCATCGGATGAGAATAGAGATAACGCTTCTTTGATTAGAAAGTTTAAGAGAGATGATTTTACTCAACAATTAGCTGATATTCAAATTGATTTAAAAAGAGCAGAAGCTGAATATAAATTAGAAGAAGTAAATCTAACAACTGCTAAGGAAGAGGTGGATAAGCACAATCAGAAATTAATCTCTCTCAACGAAAAGATTGTAAAAGTTAAATCCGACAATTATTCTTTAGATGAGTTAGAAACTAAAAAATCGACTTTGGAAACTTCTTTGACCGACTTGTTATCTCAAAGAGATACAACACAATCTAAGATTGGTAAGTTAGAAGAAACTCAAATTGAATTAGAAGAAAAAATCGATTCCTTTGATGAGGATGAGATTACTGAAGGGTATGATTTGTTTAATCAATACACATCGGATTTAAAGGATTTAAATAACGAATTAGAAAAGTTAAAAATCAGAGAAGATTCTTTATTAGAGAGAATGAAGCATTTGGAATCACATCGATATAATAAAGATTGTGATATTTGCATGGAAAACTCCGAATCAATTATTGATGCTAAAGTGGGAGTAACTGCAGATTTAAGTATATGTTCAGTTAATAGAAAGGGAATGTTAAAACAAAAAGATGTTTTACTTCTTGCTATTGATTCACGTAAACGTTATTCTGATTTATTAAAAGAACTTAATAAGTTTAAGGGTGATGAAACAAAAGTAAGTAGAGATATTAACATACTTATCAACAAGTTATCAACATTCGAAACTCAAGAAATCAAACTAAATAACGAACTTCTTCAAGTTACACAACTTATTAAGGATTATTTAGAAAATGAAAAACAAATTAAAAAGAACAAAGAACTTAGAGATGAGATTGTTGATGTAAGACATGATTTAGGAAAATCAAAACAAATCCTAAAGAATAGTGAAGCAGATATTTTAGTTCTAAATGGTTCAGTATCATCTCTAAAGAATCAAAAGAAAACAATCGAAGATAGAATCGAAGAGGTAGAAAAGTTAGAAGAACAACATGGTTTGTTTGAATACTACCTAAACTCATTAGGTAAAGATGGTGTATCTTACGAATTGATTTCAAAGGCACTACCGATGATAGAAGGTGAAGTAAACAATATCTTAGGTCAAATCGTAGAGTTTGGATTACAATTAGAAATGGATGGTAAGAACGTTAACGCTAACATCGTTTACGATGACCAACAATGGAGTTTAGAGATGTGTAGTGGTATGGAGAGATTCATTAGTGGATTAGCCATTAGAATCGCTCTAATCAACGTATGTAATCTTCCTCGTCCTAACTTCTTAGTAATCGATGAAGGATTTGGAACATTGGATAATGAGAACCTCACATCATTGTATATGTTGTTTGCATATCTTAAAACACAATTTGATTTTGTAATGATTATATCACATATTGATTCAATGAGAGATGTAGTAGATTCTCTTATGGAAATTAAAAAAGTAAATGGATTTAGTAACATTAAATTTTAGTAATGAATAAAATAGGAATTATAGGACAAGGATTTGTTGGTAATGCAGTTGCCCAGAAGTTTCAACAATATTATGAATTATTAACATATGATTTAGATGAAACAAAAGCAAACGCAACTGAAGAAGAAGTATTAAGTTGTAATATATTATTTCTTTGTTTACCAACACCAATGAGAGAAACTGGTGAATGTGATATTTCAATTGTGGCAAGTGTATTAGAAAAAGTAGTTAATTTAAAACAACCAAAAGTAGTTGTAATTAAATCAACTGTACCACCATTAACAGTTGAATCTTTTAATAAGATAACACCTAAGAATATACAAATTGTATTTAATCCAGAGTTTCTTACTGAAAGAAATGCGGTTGAAGATTATAATAATCAGAAAAGAATTATATTGGGTGGACCAAGACCAGCAACAACAACTTTAAAAAGAATCTTTTCAAAAGTATTTCCAAAAGCAGATATAATTAAAACTGATTCAACACATGCTGAAATGGTAAAGTATTTAACAAATACATTTCTTTCAACTAAAGTATCTTTTGCAAATGAGATTTATCAATTATGTGAGAAGGTTGGAATTGATTACGATAAAGTTGTAGAATATGCAACTTATGATGAGAGATTGGGAAAATCACATTGGATGGTACCTGGTCACGATGGTGATTTCGGATATGGTGGACATTGTTTCCCAAAAGATTTAGCTGCATTGATTCATCTAGCACAACGATTTGGAACAACTACTAATGTATTAGAAGCAACTCAATTAACAAATGATAAAGTTAGACAGAATAGAGATTGGGAACAAATGAAAGGTAGGGCAGTTAGTTAGACCTTAAAATGTTTTGTGGTTGAGTTTGTTTAGGTGTTACTTTTTCTTTTATTAAACTTTCTACCAACCCATTCATCTTATATCCTTTTTCCTTACAAAAGGATTTTAATAATTGATGAACTTCGGCATCAATTTGTAACATTGCATATTTTTTATTCATTTCTTTAGAACTCTTTAGTTTTCTTTAGAATAAATATTCTAAATTATATTTTTGAAATATTTATAATGGAATTAAAGGAACTATTTCTTAATGGCAAGAATAAAAAAATATTCACCCGAACAAAACTTATCATCATTTCAGACATTCTTAATAGATGACAATCCAAACTCGGATTACTTCAGAATAACAGAATTTAAGGATACATTTACTGGTGGTAAGAATGGATTTCTAATAGAAGGTTCAGAATACCTAAAAGAATCAACTGAAATAAAGATTGAACTTTTAGATGTTGCTGGAAACCCAATCTATTTTGAACCAGGTAATGGTATTCCAGAATACTATGAGGGTATATCTAAACTAATAGCTGTTTACATTTATAATGATACTCCGATTGGATTAGGTAAGATTACCATTTTAGGTGAACTTAAACAATACGATGATAATGGTGTTAAAAGAGATATCCCAGACCAATGGAAAGGTGCCTATAATGTTAAATGGGAAAGAACCTTTCAAATCAATAAACTATTAGCTAACGAAGATAAAGTTAGATTCTATCGTAGACCTGAGGTTACCATAGATGAAATAGTAAAACCAATCTTTAGTGGTAATCCACCAGTAGTAACACAAACTGGAGTAGTAGATGGTATTCCATTGGTTCCAAACGCAGGAACTGATTTATCTAATTTTACATTACCTACAAATTATAGATTAAAGATTAAGAGTGGAAATAAATGGACGGGTTCGATTGATGAAGAAATTATCACATTTGATAATATTGATTATGCACCAAAAATCGAAGAAATTGTAAATGAAAATGAAATAATTGTTTCTCCTCCATATGCGGAAAACAATATAGTAAAATCATTTACAAATGAAAGTTATTCATTAGAGTTTCCATATATAGAAAATGTAGCTGATTTAGCAACTGCACTAACTGGTTCATTTGCTAAGATTAGTATTACTGATATGAAAACTTTTGTAGGTGATGCTGCAAGAGTAAAAGTATTTAGAAGGTCTCAATCAAACTTAACTGATTTCGAATTTGTACAAGAGATACAATTAGAATCAAATGAGGTATTAAGAGATATAACAACCTTCGCTAAAAAAGAAGAACCTTATGGATTCTTCACACAACCAGTAATAGATGAATATTGGGTAACCTCATCAAATGATTTTAATGTAACATTTAATCAAGATGTATTATATAACTCAGCAAAATTAAATTCATCCCCTGATAACTTTTTCTTTACTACTGAAAGTTTTTCAATTCAGAATGGTGTAGAATATACTTTAGATTTTAATGTAAGAAAGGGAGAAAATACTTCTGGTGATTATTTAAAAGTATTTTTAAGTGGTTCTAATGGTAGTACACCAACATCACAAACAATAACAACAATTAATTCATCAAATGGTATTTTACAAAAAACAAATATCAATGAAAATATTATAGCAGATACTTTTGATTCTGCACGATTATACTTTGAAGTAAGTGGTAGTGATTGGTATGTAAACAATGTTAGTTTAAAAGCATCTCAAGAAACTTCATTCTCACCTGATGAAATTACATTTGTTCAACAAGTACCAAAATTCTTAGTAACTGAAACATTTGATTATCGATTTGAATTTTACGATATCAATAATAATTTTATTCCTGTTAGAGTTGAAGATACCAAAACATTTGTAGGTGGTAACGTAAACTTATTTGAAAAGGATATAGAAATTACACCTGATAATTTATACTTCTCATTCGATTCAGCATCAAATCCAGCTAACGCACTTCCACCAACCATTATTAACTTAGAAGTTTTAACTGATTTAGTAACTGGTTCAATAACATATACATCTGGTGCTTATGATTTAAAAGGTAATCTTCTATCATCATCACAATATGTTGGTGGGCAATATCCTGGTTACTTAACCGATTGGGATGTAAACTTTGGTAGACAACCATTTTTAAGAGTAGAAGATTTTACAGGTTCAAGAGATGATATTACAGTTCAATTCATTAGATATACTGGTGCTATTGAAGGTGTATCTGATGATTTTGTAATTAGTAGAGTTGAAGATGGTAAAGGTGGGGTTAGTTTTGAGATAGTACCATTCAGAGGTGTTCAGATAAAAAACAAAGAATCTAAAACTTTAGAAATCCAAGCAGTAAGAGTTGATGGTATAAATCGAATAGATTTAAGAGCTGGTTTAGATAGAGGATTTTCAGATGCTAAACTTCATGTACTTTCATCTTCATTAGATGGTACACAAACATATGTATCACTTTCACAAGCAATTACAAATCCTGATTTCTTAGAAGGTGTAAGTGTTGGTGAGACTGGTAGTGGTGAAATTGATTATAATGCAATCTTTAATAGAGATGCTATTGATAATGAGTTGACGGTTTATCTTATGGATGGTCCGCTTTCTGAATCAATACTAACATCACAAATTTTAACGGATTTAAAAGATGGTTTGAATCCGGGTTTAGTAACTTCAACAGCTGACCAATTTAATATAAAATATAAACCAAGAGAAGCATTCTCATTTGACCCAACAGAAATAATAGTTACATCATCATTTCAACAAAGGGGTACAACACTAAATCCATTATCAGCTAGTTTAAAGGTAATACCATCTGCATCTATTGCTCCATTAACTGAACTACCCGAATTATTTGTATTTTATGAAACTGGTGCATTTGATGATAGTATTGGTGTAGTTGTAACTGATTTTGTTGGTAATGTAATTGATAGTGGGGTACCGGGTGTAACGGCTGGTGTTTCATATTATGATGCAGTTGAAACAAAACAATTAAACTTTGAATTTACTTATACTGAACCAATTACATCAGCATCTGTAACCGCAAATAAATCATTCTTTATTACACCTGATGGTTTACCTGGTCAAGATTCTATTACAATTGATATAGACCCAAATCCAGTAGCATTAGGTTCAAATCACAAAGGTGATGTTTACAACTATGCATTAGCTGATACTGATATCCAAATAACACAGGGGGATTTATTTTTAATAAATACTGCTAGTGGTAATCCTGGTACATTTACAACAACATCTATTGTACCAATCAATATAACATATGGAACTTTAGTTGGTGATTCAACTACAACTATGAGTTTAGCTGGATTTGAATCAATGTCTGCTCTTAGTGCTAGTGTACAATATAATTTTGATATTCACCCATACTTTACAGCATCTTTAATAACCGCAAGTAGAACACAAAAATTTACAAAAGTTGTAGAGGGTGGTGGACCTATTGAAGTAACATTAGACCCAATAGCAACTGCATTAAACGCTGATGAAATTGGATTTGTTTCTGATTATTCAAGCGCAACAACTGAAGTATTTATAAAACAAAATGATGAGTTCTTCTTCTATGATGAATATGATGGTGGTAGACCGGGTACATTCGTAACTGCATCTATATCAGCATCAAACATAGAATTTACTGAACTATCATCTTCATTTAGAGATTTAAGTGTATCTGGTAGTATATCCTCATCTGGTGGAGAAGTATTACACTTTAAAGGATTTGGTGGATTAGCAAACAACCAACCATCTGCTAGTATTACATATAACTTTAAGGTTTATCCTTATTCATTAACTGCTGGTGTAGCTGGTGTTCCGAGAATAGTTTCAAAAACACAAACATTCTCAAAAGTAAATGATGGAACTGCTGCAAGAAAGGTTAGTTTAGTAGCTAGTAGTGATACTGTTATTTATGATGGTGATGGTGTTAAGGTTGCACCATCTGGTGATGTTGTATTATCGGCAACCGCAATAAATGTAACAGGTTCTGCTTTCTTTAAATTCTTAAATGTTGATGGTTCAACAATACAAGCATCATCAACAGTCAATACAACAACTATCGGTGATTTACCAGCTACTGGTTCAACAAAAACATTTACAGTTGAATTGAGAGATGGTACTTCTGATGGAACAATAGTTGATACTGATAGTGTAACTATATCTGGTATAGCTGAAGGTTCAACTGCATATTCTGCACAACTTTCTAATCCAGCATCTTCAGTAACTGTTGAAGTTGATGGTACAACTTATTTTGATAATGCTGGAACTTTACTCAGAGCATACAAAGGTGGAACGGAATTACAATATGTTGAAGAATATGATGAATCGGCAGTAGACCCAATTACATTCTTACCAATCGGTACATTCGGACAATTCTCAGCATCTATATATGAGATATCATCATTTTTAACACAAGGTACTTTAAGAGATTCAAAAGAAATAGTATCTTCTTCTGGTGAATTATATGCTAGTTCATCAGCTGTAACTAATTGGAATTCACCTCAACAAAATACACAAGGATTTATTGTATTTAAAATTGATTTTGAAAATGGTAGGGGTGAACAATTTGTACAACAATCATTCTCAACTGTTTTTGAAGGAGCAACTGGACCTGGTATTGTTGTGAGGGGTGAATGGGATGAGGAAATAGCATATATATTCGATTTAACTCAAAAAAGAAGAGATGCTGTATTTAGAGAAATTAGTGGTGATGTTCACTATTGGGCAACTACTGAAGAATTAATAAACAAATCGGAATATACTGAAGAATCTGATGGATTGGGTAATGATGATGGCATTTATACTGCTCAACCTGTTTACAATGGTGGTTCTCCACCATCTGAAGGTGATATTGATGCTGGGGGATGGCAATATTTAGGTCAACAAGATTTCTTCGTTGCTGCTAAGTTAGCAATCTTTGAAGAATCATTTGTTAAAAATACAATCAATGTTGGTGAACCACCTGCTGGAAACGATAACGCAAATATAGCAATTGTTGGTGGAACGGATAAACCTTACATAGCGGTTGGACAAACTGGTACTCAAGGATTCGGACAACCGGGTGCATTTTTAGGAGTAACCAATGATATGGGTGGAGCTGGTGTTGGAGCCAATAGTACATCAGGAATACTATCATTAACAGGTACAGATAATGGTGGAAGTTATAACCAATTAAAATGGGATGGTGAAACTTTAACAATTAGGGGTTCCATAAGACAAACATCCGCTGGTGCTACAGAACCATCATTAAGAGGTATATGGGCTACTGCTACAGTTTATGCCGCTGATGATTTAGTTATCTATAACGGACAAAGTTGGACAGCAAATTCAGCACATACATCTGATGTATCTGGTGGTGCTAGTGATGGACCTCCAGCAGTAGGTCCTTGGACTGCTGCATCTGGTACTGGTAAAACTGTAGGTCTTGCTGCATCTGATTTTGTAATAACATTTGACCAAGATGGTAATAACCCATCACCAACTACTATCGATTTAATAGCATCATCATCTAATTTCATAGACCCTTACTTTAAATTTACTGGTGGTAGTACTTTCTTTACTGACCAATCAACTTATGCTAATAGTGGAGAAACAAATGGAAATAATGAAATTATAAGTTCAATTGATTTAAGTACAACAACTATATCAGATATGCCTCTTCAATTTAGAGTTGGTGTTGCTGATGGTGGATTAAGTGGACAAGGTCAGAATGAATTAATTAGTGATGTAATTAACGTATTTGGTGTTAAGCCAGGTTCTGATACTGACCCAAATTTCTTTATTACTCCAACTGCTGGTGGTACTCAAATAAAAAATAGTACTGGTACTATTACACTACAAGTTCAAAAAGCAGATTTAAATGGAGTAGCTAATATAACATCTGGTACTGATGCACGAATTTATGATACTGGTACTGGTGATTTGATTACATCCAGTATACATGCAACAGAAACTGTTGCAGGTGGGGTGGTATATAATCCAACACTTGGTTCTGGATTTATAAATGGAACTAAAACACTTTTACTAAAAGATAATGGTGGTAATGTATTAGATTCAATAACATTATTGGATGTAACTGATGGTTTGGGTGGAGGTTCATTTATCGCATCAAACTTAAAAACATCAAGAGACCCGATAACTAATAACTATACTCCAACTACATTAACTCTTCAGGCATCTTTCTATGATACGTCTGGAACTGAATATACAAAGAACGTAACAATAACACCAAATTGGAGTGGTACAGTAGACCAAATGAAAATAGGTACTGCAACGGGTGCATCTCAAATTACAATTACAGCCGATGATGGGGATGGTACTTCAATGACTCTTGGAGATACAAGTTATACCGATACTAAAGATGTTGTAGTAACTGCTGTATTTACTGACCCTGCTACTTCTCAAACAACCACAATAAACGAAACATTCTATATTATATCTGATGGAGCAGATGGTATTGATGCAATTACTGTAATTAATACAAACCAAGCACACTCACTACCAGCTTCATCTGCTGGTGTGGTTTCATCATATACTAATAGTGGAACTAACATTAGAGTATTTGAAGGTACTACTGAATTAAGTTATTTTACTACACCTTTGAATGATGGAACATGGGGAATTACTACAACACAATCTCCATCTTCTACAATTACGATTGGTAGTGTAACTGATAATGGTGATGATATTGATATTGGTAATCATTCCAATATGGATAACAATGAAGATACCGTTACCATAACTTATAATATTTCAGGTAAAAGACTTTTAGGAGATGCGTTTACAGCAACAACAACACAAACTTTAACCAAAGTAAAAGATGGTACGGATGGTGCCGATGGGGATGCTGCTGGTGTTGTATATGCTGGAGCTTGGGAAGTTGGTACGAATAACACTTATAGTGACCCAACTGAATATCTTTCTGGTGATTTAAAATATGTAGTTAAATATGATGATGGAAATGGGGATAGGTTTTATACTACGGAAATAGAACACTATCATAGAGGAACTTGGGTTGCAAATACACAAGATTATGCTGTAAATGATATTGTATATAACCCAACGGGTACAGGTGGTCCTGATGGTACATATTATGCGGCTAATAGTTCAATAACTGGACAATCAAGAACTACAAACCCACAAGCAAGTTCTCTTTGGGATTCATTAGGTTCGGCTGCTAACTTAGTACCTATGAATGGTAATGGTGGATTACAATTGGATGGTGAAGATGCATTCGCAATATTTGGAGCAGAGTTTACTTCAGTAGCAACTGATATCCTTTTTGCCGAAGATGTTTACGCTAATAGAACTATAAATGTTGGTACGGGTGAAAATAATAAACCTGTTATATCACTTAACGCTGATACTGAAAATGATAGTGCATCACCTTACATTTCAATTGGACAAACAACTCAATCATTTGAACAGGATGGTATTTTCTTAGGATACCCAAGTGAATCAGCATCACCAGTAATGTCATTAGTATCTGGTTCGGATTACTTCATATATAATGATGGTGTAATTGCATTATCAAACGCTGCATTGTTAGGAACTGGTTCAAACGCTATTATACAAGGACCAGGTCTTCAAATAGGATATAAGTTAGATACTCAATATAATTCAAATGATAATCGTTCATATAATTTTACTGTAACTCAAGGTGGTATCGTATCTGCATCTCAGGCATATGTAGAAGGAACAATTAATGCAAATTCCGGTAGAATTGGACAATGGAGAATTACAGAACCTGATGAGGATGGAAATGGTGATTACATTGATGGAACTGGTGGTGTTTTGAGAGATAGTGATGGTGAATTGAGGTTTGACCCTAATGAAGCAGAAATACAAATTTATAGTGCATCTTATGATGATACCAGTATAGAGTTTCCAGCAACATCATCTGTATCAGCATCAAATGGTAGATTTTATATAGATTATGGTAATGGAGCAGAGCTAGCACCTGTAATACATTTGGAAAGAAGTTCATATGCTTCTGTAAGAGATGGTTCAAAAGTTCAAAATGTTTTAAATCAGGTAGACGATGAAAGAGCAGGATACTACTTCGACTTATCAGATAGTTCAATGGCTGGACATGAGTTTAGTTTCTCAATGAGAGTAGATGGTATTGGTACATATGGTGGTAGATATAATAAATCAACAACTTTAGATACATCAGAAACTGGACAGAATTTCTTAATTATAACAAGTAGTGCTTCTCCTGGTTCTACTGGTGCATATATTCAAATTACACCATCTGCTAGTATGGAATCTCCTTGGGCTGGTGGTAACGGATTAGTTGGAGACCCCTCTTCAATGGAATTTCACTATTATTGTGAAAACCATACTGGTATGGGTAATAGAACTTATATCTATAATGATGGATTGGCAATAGAAAGAGAAGCTACTTACATTGAAAGAATAACAATTGGAAGTCAAAACTCATTTACATCTACTGAAGGTGGTAGTGGTAATTTTAGTTTCGCACAAAGTGCACAAACATTTTATAGGTTATTATCTGGAACAACAACTGTGAACCAATATGGTTTCTTACAAAATGCAACTGCAAATGAATATACAGCTTTCTCAACATCAACAACCAATTTAGATGCAGGACCAATTACACTTACTGATATTGCTTATCCAACATTGCATGTAACTAGTAATAATATTCCAGACGCAGAGTTTACATCACAAACACCCAACTATTCACCATCATATGATGGACAAGTACATGGTGGTAATTTCTTGTTTGCTTACCCTTCAGCTGGTTATAGACGAATATATTTGTATTTAGAATTATGGAATGATGATGATGAAGAATTAGTATCTACAAAGTATTTAAGCCAAGTTTACTCAGCGGGTAGTAGTGATGGAACTCATCAATGGGTAGCAGATGATAGTGGTGGTAGTGGTATTCAATCCGTTATTGGTACTACTAAAATTACTTTAGAAGATGGTAATACAAAATTAGCAAAAGATATTACTTTAGATGATAAAATTTTAGCATGGGATAGTGATACTGATAAGTGGGTATCGGCAAGAATATCTGATATTAAAAAACGAAATGTAAGTGAAATTTATAAAGTAACTATTGATGGTAACGAAATTGAAGTATCAGATTCGCATGGATTTTGGTTGTTTGGTAATCAAAAAAATTCAGGTCAAATAAAAGTATCAGAATTATATAAATATAAATTAGCTGGCAATCCAATGACACAAGATAGTTTAAAATTGTGGGTTAAGGATGGTGATTCTAAAAAGAAGGTTGCTATAACCAATATTAGAAAAATTGAAAAAGAAGAAGAGGTAATAACCTTTAGTGTACCAAACTATGTAAACTATGTTTCAAATAATATTATTTCTCACAACGTATTTGGTGGTTTATACTGGTATCAACAATCAATGGATTATGGTAATTCAGCAATGGGAGCTCGCACAACTTCAGGTGGTACTACTAGTTGGGATATTGAAATACCTGAAAATGCTAATTATAAAGTTAGATTCAAAATTACCCTTATATCAAGAGCATCTACAAGTGTAACAGTAGGTAGAACCTCTTCAGCAACTGTAACAAACGATTATGATTCATTTAACTTCTACTTTGATTCAGATAACTCCAATCAAACTGGTTATCTAAATGGTGGTTATGCATATGGCTCTAGTCCATTTAATGCACAAATTAATGTTCAAAAAAATAACAACTTTATTGAAATTGTTCCTGCTGGAATACAAGTAGTATCTGGAACTGGTAGATTTGTTAGAATAAATAGAAGAGACCAAAATGATGATGATGTTGAACTATTGGAAGTAATTGATGGGGCTGTAAAAATAGAATCAAGAGCTGAAGTATCAAATGGTACGACAGCTGATGATAAAATGGCTCTTTCAATAGCTGGTAATATTAAACCTACACCTAACGCTGCATCTTCAGATACTACATCTGGATGGAACTTAGGTGGCAGCTCTAACTATTTTAGAGAGGGTTGGATGCGAGAATTAAATGGAACTCCAATTGGTACAATGCAATTAGTTGCAGCATGTTATTTTGGTGTAAGTACAACTGGAACTATGTTAGGTCCATATAACACTACCAATGTTTCTGGTGTAACTAGGTCACAAAAGGGAAGATTTACGGTAACACTTACTAGTACAACTGGTTTTACTTTGTCATCTGGATTGGGATTTGCAAGTGGATATGGTAGAAATGGTTCAACTGATGGTGGACCTGGAACAAATATGGGTGATGGTGAGTTCTCTTTTAATGTTGGTGTAAAAGTAAAATCTGCTAATATTGAAGTAAATGTTAAAGATAATAACAACGATAATGATAGAGACCCAAAATATGTATATTTTGTTTTATTCGCAGATTAATAATTAAAAGATAAATTATGGATAAGTTGTATTTTATATTTGAAACCTCACAATCACTTTCTGATACGGGAATTGGTTCAACTACCGAACAAGAAGTGAGTGAATCAAATGATGTTTATAGAGTTAGAGTTGATTGGGTTACTAAAAAATCAGTACCTGATAATTGTAGATACGAAATAGTATCAGAATCTCAATTTCCACCTGATTTTGATAATTATAGTTGGGATTATTCCAATTACGATGGTATTGGAGAATTAAATTCATTTACTCAAAGTTTGAATGAGTATGTAACACAAAGTTTATCACTATGAGTTGGTCATTAAATAAAACAAAATCATTAGAAAATTTTCTAACAGTTTTTAGAAAACATAGAGAAAGCAAATTCAAACAATTGGATATAGAATTTATGCGTGCATTAGAAACGTATGATACGGATACTCAACACTCTATAACTTTACAAAAAAATACTTTAAGAAATTTTCCATCTACCATTACTTTAGATTCATTTTCAACACTTGATGAGTTAAAATCACAATGGCCTACATCATCTTTAGATACACCACCAAATTGGTAATAATTTTTCGTAAAACAAAACTTATATATACTTATATATAAACAAAGAAATACAATGGCACAAAAAACAGAAAACTTAGATAAGGAAATCGTAGAAAGATTAAAAGTCCTTAGAGATGAAACTGATAAGATTGTAATCTTCTTAGGTCAAATGGCAGTTCAGAAAAGAGCTCTCAATAAAAAACTAAATGAGATTTCTGATAATGAGGAAAAGTACGGAGCAATGAATGATAAGTACATATACGAATTAGAAGAAAAATTAGGAGAGGTTGACAAAAAGTATAAGAACGGACAAATTGATTTAGATAAAGGTACAATTACTTTTGAAGAATAATTTGGATAATTCAAATATTTTTCGTATATTTACGAAGTAAAGTGTATCTAATAGGTTATGGCAAAGAAAAAACTACTTTATGTAGCATCACACCTTTCTACTGGTGGAATGCCACAATATCTTCTTAAACAAATACAAACTTTTAATGATAAGTTTGAAATCCAAGTGGTTGAATACAATGACCATAGTGGGGGTGTATTTGTAGTCCAAAAAAATCAAATTAGTGATTTAGTAACACTTCATACAATGTATGAAGATAAAGGTAATTCATTTATAAAACTTATAGATGATATAAAACCCGATATTATTCATTTTACTGAAATACCAGAACACTTTATTGACCATCCAACATTAGATAAAATTTTTGTAAACAAAAAACGAAAGTATGATATTGTATGCTCAACTCATGGTTCGTTTACAAATCCAGATAAAATTAAATATCATCCTGATAGATATATTTTAGTATCTGAATGGAGTAGGCAAAGATTTGAACATTTGGGTATTGATACTAAAGTTTGGGAATATCCTATTGAAGATTTTAAATACGATAAAGACAAAGCGAAAGAAGAATTAGGATTTGAAAAAGATTGGAAGCATGTTCTAATGGTAGGATTATTTTCAGTTGGTAAAAACCAAAGTGAAATATTTGATGTAGCTAGATTATTAGAGAAGTATAAAATTAAATTTCATTTTGTAGGAAATCAAGCAATAAATTT